CATTTACAAATTGCGATAAAGAACCCATCCAGCCTGCATAATCAATTTGCTCAAGAGACAATGAGACCGATAGCCTTATTCCGGCATATAAGTTTGAAATGGCCGAAATCATTTTATTTGGGATTTTTTTTTTAGGACCTTCGGCTTTAGGTTCAGTGATTGGAGGCGTAGGTAGTTGTTCTGCTTTCTTTACATCTACTGGTGTGCCATACTTAGCGGTGATATAGTCGGTTGGTATATCGTATGTTTTGGAAAGCCATTCATCAATTTTGAACTGGTCCATTAGTGTTAATGATTCGGTTTCGTCCCATTCAAAACGGTGATTAGGTCCAAATCCATACCCGGAAAAATTGGCCAACCTTGGAAGTAATTCATCATTTATGAGGTCTCCTATAAATGCCAAATCGTCTTTCATAACTTCATCAACTGTTTGTTGATGCACAGAAGCCTGGCTGCGACTAGCTCCGTCCAAAACAGTCATAGTAGCACCTAGTATAAGAACAAGCAACTCTTCGTTGGCTGCTTTCCTTTTTTCGTTAAATACCTGGTATGCATCAGGGTTTTTGCTTTCAAAAATCTGAAGCTCGGTATCTGATGGGAACACGCCATAAGGGGCAGAACCCATTTCATCGAGCCATTTTTCTATATTGTCAAGAACAGTTTTATCATTCGACGCTGTTTTGGCGATTCGTATAGCAATGCCATATATTTCCTCAAATCTGTCCCATGATTGCCAGCTGTGTTTCTTAAGAATGATCAAGATGGACGCTTTGACAAGTAATCCAAGGTCTTCTTTATCTCCTGCTGAAATAAATAGATTTGAAACTTTGGGGTCGGTATATGTGATAAAAGGCGAAGTGTCGCTAGTAGACTTAAATATCCCATCAACATCAGGCACTACATGGCGACGGTCTACAATTCCAATTTCTTTCACTAAACCAAGCTCTATTTTTTTGAAAAAAATTAAGGAGTGTCCATAGAACCTGGATTCCATTGCGTACTTAAGGAAATTTCTAAACCAAGCCTTTTGAAGCGATTTTGTAAGTTCTAAGTCCGGCTTATTGGTAGTTGTGTCCATAATATGGAACTTCTTATTGGATACCCTAAGAATTCTATTTTTCACAATTCCATCCAAAAAGGCATCCATAAGTGTTTCCCTTTGTAATTCGGTCAACTGATCCCTTTTTGGATTATAAATATCATAGGCCGCGACCATTGCCTCCATTACGTTGGCTATCTCCTTTTTAAATAGGTCTAACTGACGCCTGTCTAAGCTGGATAGAATATTTATTCCTCCTGTTTTGGTTCCTGCTTTTTTCTTTGGCTGATTTTTTGCGTTAAAAACAAGCGAAAATATTTTTCCGGGCAATTCCTTTGCTATTTGAATATAATTCATTGTGCGTTAAATTAAACAGTGATTAAACGATTTGTATCGCCTACCATGATTTTGATTTTTTTGTATTGGTGGATAATCTTGGGTATTGGACATCGCCTGAGGTTCCGTCACTAAGTAGTGGAAGGTTCGAGTTTATCTTACCTGTAGCTATTTTCTCAATCCATAGCATTGCAGAATTATACCGGTCCTTTCTGTGTTGTGGAATATCGTCGTGTCGAATCCTGGAAAGAAGGTGGTAAAGAACGATATCTACCATGTACATAACGATTGCCTGGTGCCGGTTGGTGCCGGTTGCTCCAAAAATCTGATCGCAGTTAAACCGTCCTGAAAGCCATCCCTCTAATTCAGCCTGGGCCTTAAGTTCCATTTCGGTTCGAAGTGTTAAATCTTCGTCTATTATTTGTTGAAGGATAGCATCCTGGATAAGTAGGTCGTAGTCTGTTTGGGTTAAAAATGCCATTTTACCATTTGTTTTTTGATTGTTTGATTTTGCCTATTCTTGGTGAAAAGTGTCTATTAGGCAGGTGTTGCTCCAGATAATACCATGCGCCTTCGTCGGCATCTGGTGAATCATCTGGTGAGTTGTATCCAGGTTCGATGGATTTTAATTGGTTGTTTCCTTCAATCATTCCTGGGGAGTGGAATTCCTCCATATTGAAAAAAACCTTACCGGCACTGTAGACCGGTTCCATTTTAACGATCCTGGTATATTTGTTTTCCTTCGTTCTTACATCGGTAATTACCATTAATTGCCTTTTGCCGGCTTTCTTTCTTGCCTCGTTGTCATTGATCGTCTTTCATGGACATAAATTCGAAGCACTTGTGAAGCTCGCATCGTTGAACGAATGAACTGATGCAATGTCTTTCCTCTGTTTTAGGGTCAAGGCCCCAAAGGCGAACAGCTTTTGTATCGCTAGTAGGCTTATTCTCAAAAGATGGATCAAAGTAGCCTATTATAATTCGGTATATTTCCCAAGAGGAGGGTGGCATTGGTTTCCAACCGAACATCTCTTCCCGGAATATTGTGCCTTCAACATGGCTCTCATGAAACATTTCAGTACGTGCCTTCATGCCTCCATTCTTAATTTTATCCTGCAGCTGTTGAAGCGAGTATCTTTCCTTCCATGCCGGTTGACCATCTTCTGTAATGGCAGTTATCCGGGAATGGTATATTCCATCTCTTTTGGGGATACCTGGTTGAGTGTCGCCAACAATATGAGCCAGGATTGATTGCGGGTGAATTCGGTTACCGGCAACTAGTATTCTCCAGTCTTTAATCTGAAGAGCAAAATAAAGGCCACCAAATATGCTTTCAACTACCTTTTTAACCCTGCGTGGATTCTGAACTATTTCATCATCGTCTATATCGTCAAGGATGGCCACATTAGGTCTTTTTTCGTTTTTACGAACTCCCCTTGGGGATTGGCCACGTCCTAGTGCAAGAAAGCGAATGCCTGATTTGGTCGTAAAGTCGCCTTCTTCCCAGTGGCCAAAGTTGTACTGTTCTCCCCAGTCATGGATGTAAAGTTCATTGAACTGCAGCTGGGCTTGAATGTCAGATAGTAGGTTGCAGGCGTCATCTTCATTTTTCCCGACCAGGATTAAGCCGGTCAGTTTCCCATGTGCAAGCAGCCACATAGGAATGAAGATATCGCAGTGCATTGATTTGGCGTGTTCCCTTGGCCATTCCGCAATTGAAAATCTATTGTTGTGGTCTCGTACTGAAGTTGCAAATTTGATTTGAAAAGAAGCGCAATCGCAATCGGTTAATTTTTTAAAGTAGGTCCTGACAAAGAAGTTATAATCTAACAAAGCGTTTGATTTACGTTTCTCTCTGTCTTCCTTAGATTCGTTAAGATTGACAGTGCTGGAATTTTGCACCTGCCTGCAGAACTCTTCCCATTCCTGCAGTGATCGTCTGACGATGGTTGATTTTGGAGCAGATTTCATTATTCTTTACTTCCCATTTGGTTTATGTATTCCATTTGCTTTTCGTTCACGATTTTTGCGAACTCCCCATCTCGGCTGTATAACCAGCTAGTGAAATCTTTGAATACATTGATGGTTTGACTTAATGTAACTCGTCTGTCGCTCAAAGCTTCAATTGTCCTGGCAGTTTTAATTAGGGCATCCGTATCCAGCCGATCAGCGTCGGTTAAGTCTTCAAGCTTTTTGTAAAGCTTCGCGACTATTTTGGCAGGAGTTATAGTGCTGGCACCTTTTAGGGTGTCCCAGTATCCTTCCTCCGCCCATGCGGATATAGTTTTTTCACTCACGTCCAGTATCGCTGCAATCTCTTTCTGAGTCTTGTCAGTGTTAAGGAATAAGTCGAGTGCATTTTCCTTCTTTTGGTTGTTTTTTTTTGCCATTAGGGTTAATTTCCGCCTTTTGCGTTCGCAAAAGTGATGTTCTTGAATGGGGTTTTGATACATCTTCTTGGATAGTCCGGCCAATGGAGCGGTTCGTCCTTTTTGCTTTGTTTTTAGGGGTTTTTTGCCTATATGTTTGCACCATCAAATAGGCCTTGGGCCATTATCAATATGCCTAAAAATCTAATTAAAGTTTCGGATAAGTCTGTTAATTCATACGGCTTCGGTGTGGATACCGCTGGAGTTAAATTGGAGCGCTTTAAATCTAATCCTGTTTTGCTGTTTAATCACGATATGGGAAAGGTTATTGGTCGAATTCCATTGATAGAAGTGGATGGAGATAACCTTATGATTGGTGAGCCTGAGTGGGATGAGGCAGATGAATTTGCAAAGGAGATTAAGAGGAAGTATGATGCAGGTTTTATCAAAGGGTTTTCAATCGGAATTGACAGTTTTGAATTTGGAATCGAAAATGATCAGCGCATGGTTTTGAGCAGCGAACTGCTTGAAATTTCAATCTGTCCCGTACCTAGCAACCGAAACGCAATTAAGTTGTATGCTGCTGATGGGAATCCAATGGACGAGGCAGCAATAAGGCTATTTGTAAATGAGTCAAACAGTAATCAAATCGAGTTTAATAACCAATCAAACATGAACAAAAAAACAATCCTATTGATGCTGGCCGGTGCCAAAATCCAGCACAATTTGACCGAGAACAGCTCGGACGAGCAATTTGGCGAAATCTTGCAAAAGCATCTTACTCTTGGAGTTGAGGCGCAAGAAAAATTATCTGCTGTAGTTAAGGCTCGTGCTGCGACCTTGATCAACTTGGCTGTTGGTTCCGGCAAAATTAAAGAAACCGACCGGGCTAAATGGGTTGAACGTGCGGAAAAGGATTACGAGATGACCAGTGAGTCGCTTGATTTTATCCCAGCAACCAAGGTGGTTAATTTATCTGCCGATGTTAATTCATTGCTGGACACAAGTGATAAAGGCGGTGAGCAGGTGCCTGCAGAAAAAAAGGACTGGACAGCAAGAGATTGGGAAAAAAAGGACCCTCAAGGTTTCGCTTTAATGGCCAAATCCAATCCGACTTTGTTTAAAAAACTGAATGATGCTGCATACGGTGTTGTTAAAACGCTGGTGGTAGCCTTAATTGCCTGCGCTACATTATTCTTTGGTGCTTCTGATGCTTTTGCTCAAAGCAATAAGGCTGGAGGTATTACTTCTGGTGGCAAGAAAATGGAGTGGCGATTTGCTGATGGAATCACATCCAATACCGTTTACAACTTTCCTTCATTTGATTACCAGTCGTTTTCGTATGATGATACGATAACCGTTACTGTTAATCAGTTAGAAACATATGTTGCAATTGCATCATTGACAGGGAATGTTCGACTGGTGATTGAGCTTGGTTCGAACATTGAAGCCGGCGCAAAGATTTTTGTCAATATTGCCGGTACCGATCAATCGCGAACGGTGACGACAGTAAATAGCGAGTCCCTACTAAGTGAATCTATTACTGTTACTGCAGCAACCAGGCGAACCTATTTATATACAGGTTCTGCGATTGTATTACTCACCAAAAACCCCTAAAACGATAAAACCCCCAAACGAGAGGCGAACGGAGCCTGTGAAGCAAAGCAGGCTCCTATTAGCATAATTTAAAAACAACCAACCCAATTAATTGAAATGAAAAACCTTTTTTTAACCATCGTTATGACCTTAATTTGGTCCTTTGTTATCGGTACTGCTGTTGGAATCGCCGTTAACATCAATCCTTTAATTCCAACCGGTGCCTTGTTCCTTATGCACTTTGTTCCAATGAATTTTGACCTTGGAGCGGCCTATGATCCATTGTTGCAGATTAAGTTTGCTAAGGATATCCAAGAGCAGCTATACCCGGATAATTCCTTTTACAAAAATAGTTTTGACGATTCAGGCGATTTAACTATGGGGACTGTTCGTAGACCGGTTGCTGGTGATGATCCTGAAGCTGAAACGAATCCAACTACATACCCTTTAAGTGTAAGTGAGCGTTCAGATACCAATTCTGATTATGATGTTGATTTCCACACCACCAAACCTCAGTTCGTAAGGATTAATGAGGAAATGATGGTATCCTATGCGAAACGTCAGTCCATTATCAGAAGCCACGTTTCCGTGCTTAATACTAAAGTTGCTGACGGTATGGTATATGCCTGGCTTCCATCATTAGCGACGAATTTTGTAAGAACTTCAGGTGCTAATGCTGCAGCTACTGCACCAGGTGCAACCGGTAACCGTAAAGCGATTACCAAAGATGATTTCATTGATGCATGTACGATCCTAGATCGCATGGATGTTGATGGTAATCGTTATGCCTTGGTTCCAGCCGATCTTTATGGTCAACTATTGAAGATTGACGACTTTATTGATTACAATAAAACCGGTCGCGCTGATATGTTGGCTAAAGGTGTAATCGGTGAGATTGCAGGGGTGCAGATTTATAAACGTAGCCGATCTGGTATTTATACCAATGCGTCGACCCCTGTTAAGAAAGCTCCAGGAGCAGCAACAGCAACATCTGACAACCAGGCAGTTCTTATTTGGTCTGATAAAATGGTTTACAGAGCAGAAGGAGCGCCACAAGTGGTAATTGGGCAACCAAACCCGGAATATGCTGGAGCAACCTTGTTCAATGCCAATTGCTATGCAGGTGGTAAGATGCGTGAGGACCAGAAAGGTGTTGTTGCGATTATCCAAACTACCTAATTAGTTTGAAATGAGTGTTGAAGCAGCACACGGCATTGTAGTCAATATAACCATGACCATTATAACCTTGTTAGTGGTAAACCTAAATAGTTTGAAAGATTTAGCTAGTCTTTGTCTGATTGCTATCACAGCAGGTTATACAGCGTGGAAGTGGCATACTGATTATAAAAGAGAAAAACGCCGTTAAAGGTATTGCGGGGTGGAGCAGTTGGTAGCTCGTTGGAATCATAATCCAAAGGTCGCAGGTTCGAGTCCGGCCCCCGCTACAAAACAAAGCTTAATTAGCTAAAATCTGAGTGGACCGTCTGAACTCTATTTGTTTTCCCAACATAAATGAAAGTAGGACGGTTTTACTAAATACTAAGAAACATGACAATTTTAACAGTAATCGAAAATAATGGCCCACTTACGGAGATCATTACCGGTGTAGTTACCGGATTGATTTTGTTTATCTGGCGTAAAATTGAAAAAGGCGCATTGGAGAGAAAGCATAAACGCCAATTAAAAAAGGCACTTCTCCAAGACCCACCTGTAGACGCCGCTGAACAGTTGGCCAATATGGATAAAGAGGACGAGGCCCTTAATGACAGCGTTTCAAAATCAATAAAACCAATAATTAAAAACCTTTTTAAAAAGAAGTAAATGAACAAGTTAACCAGCGAAGAGTTGAAGGAATTGGCTAAAGATTCCTTTGTTAATTACCCAAACGAGACGGTGTTATGGGGAACCAGTAATGGGTTGTTTTTCTTGAACAAACAAAAACAAGATGCTGAGCGCTATTGCGAAAGATTGAAGCTCGAAGCGCCCTTCAAAATCGAAAAAGAAGGTGTTGAAAAAGCTCCTAAAGCTCCTGAAGCTCCTGAAGCTACAACTGCTCCTGAAGGTGCTACTGCTCCTGAAGGTACAACTACTCCTGAAGGTACAACTGCTCCTGAAGCTGCAACTGCTCTTGAATCTACAACTGCTCCTGAAGTAGCTAAAGCCCCGGCTGAATCCAAAAAAAAGGCATCAGCTTCTAAATCTACTAAAAAAAACTCTAAATAATTCGGCAAATGAATGATGTTGTAATTGTAATTGGTGCAGGTGGCCTTGGCCGCCGCCAACCAACCTTTGATTTTGGTCCATCACCATATTTCTGAATTTTTCAGGATGAACCCTGATGGCGAATTGTGGCTTCGCGTAGTACCTCAAGGAACTACTTTGGAAGACATGGTTGATAATGGCAATACTCATTTGAAGCAATTGTTAATTGACGCCAATGGTGCAATCAATGTGGCTGGTGTAGTATTGAATCCTGCAAGTGGATATACGTCCACACTTACAGACGGTTTGGATGAAGATGTATTGAATGCTGTTCCTGTCGCTCAATCATTGATTGATGCTGAATTTGCGCTTCACCGACCATTGAGGATTCTCATTGAAGGAAGGGAATTGAATGGTACCATATCTTCAGCAATGGATTTAAGGTCCTTGGATTCGAATGGTGTGGCTGTTGTAATTGCTCAAGACCCTGCAATTGCTGCCCTGGATTCAGCGTATGAGCCATATGCAGCTGTTGGAACCGTTCTTGGCGCAATTTCTAAAGCCAAAGTAAACGAGAACATTGGCTGGGTTGCAAAGTTCAATTTAACGGATACTGCCTTAGGTCGATTCCTAACTGCTGGCCTTTCAAATTTTGATTTGGTAAGTAATCTTACTCCTGCAGAAGAGGACTATTTGAACACTTCCGGTTACATTGCTGCGCGTACTCATGCTGGAAGATCGGGCGTGTATCTTAATGACAGCCATACCTGCACTTTGGTTAGTGACGACTTTGCCTATCTTGAAAATGGCAGAACCATTGACAAAGCAGCCCGGTTGATCAGAATGGCTTTGCTTCCATATCTCAACTCTCCATTATTGGTGGATTCAAATACCGGTAAATTAAAACTAGAGCGAGTAAATGAGCTTGAAGCAGTCGGAAGGGCTGCAATTGAACCGATGGCCAATGATCAGGAAGTTAGTGGATTTGATGTGTTTATTGATCCTAATCAAGACGTACTTGGAACTTCTACTCTTGCTGTCAAATTTGATATAGTTCCTACTGGTACTGCGAGGAGCATTTCTGTAACTCTAGGTTTTACTAATCCTTTCTAAATTAAACGATGACAATTAATCCAATTT